CTAGCTTGAGGCGATACATTCCCTTCTATGTCTCTAAAACGTTTCTGTTCGTTAAGAAACTCCATTACTTTTTCACTACCATACTTTTGCATAAGCATAGGTATAGGTTGCACCTTACCGCCATTATCAAACCCAACAATCCCACCGTCAGCCATACGCATAGGAGCCTGTTGCATACCCGGTTGCATACCCGGTTGCATACCCATTGCCTTACGCATCTGGGCTGCTTGGATTTGTTTACCACGTTGTTGAAGCCCCGGACGTGCAGTTGCAAGCGCTTGTTGCTGTCCTAAACCACCTAAACCCATGAGTTTCTTATCTATGACACTAGGACCAACTGCTCCAGTACCCATCAACTTTGCACGTTGATCTTCTTGTACGGTTTTTTCTAAGTTTTCTAAGGCAATACCAACAAGTAATTTAGGATTCTGTTGCTGCATTTTTTGCAACGCAGGTATTCCCATGCCTTCATAAGTATCAACTTGTTCTTGAATGTTGTTTATCATGGTTTATACCTTTGAATAATCTACACGTAAGTAGCCGTCACTACCTGTTATTACAGCATCAGCATTAATCTCTTGTAGTTCTTGAGCCATTACACCTTGTGTAGGTTGATTACCTGCTATAGCTTTACCTGTTTCATTCCAATCCCATGTATACCAATTAGCCCCATTCGGTAGCACCCCTACATGCGTTATATTTTCTTTTAGTCTAATGTCACTTAACGGAAAAATACCGGTATCCTTACCAAAAAATAATTGTCCAGCAGTTCCTAGTAAACCTAAATCACTTAGAAATTGACTTAAACCACTAGGTTCTATGTAGTCACGAGTAACTGCTTCTATGGGTAGCCCTTGTAATAGAGACTGCATGTACTGTACTTTTTTGAAGGGATCGTCTCGCTCTTCTTTAAACTGTGCATAATCAGCAGCTACGCCTCGCTGTTCTATGTCTCGTTGTTCTCTACCACCAAGCTGTTGAGCACGCAAAGCATCCAAGCCATAGCGTCGTTCATCTCCAAACAACTGAGCGGCTTTGTCATAAGCTGTCTGGTAACCCTGTGCTGTAATATCACCAATCCTGTCTAATGCACGATTCTGTAAACCCGCTTCGGCTACAGCCTGTCGTCCACCTCCGTATGCTCCTGCTTGAGCATATTGACTTTGTAGTTCTTGTTGGGCTTTTGTTGTTTCGTCTTTTACTCTTTGGATAGCTGGATTAAGTGCAGCCTCAAGATAAGGGTTCATGTACTGTTGCACAATACTTGTAGGGGATGTTGTTAACTGAGGGGTTGTACCATCTGTAGGTAAACCGTAAGCTGCCCCAGTAAAAGAACCTGCTCCACTAGCAGCGGGGAGTGCAAGAGAACCAAGACCACTAAATGCCTGACTTTGTAATGCAGAAGGGCCAGCAGTTAACGGCCCTGTATACGCTTGATAAGGCGTGGCAGCGAGAGCTTGCCCTTTGCCTAACATCTCGGTTACATAGGGGGCAGCGTAAGGTGATATTGATTCCGTTGCTGCTGTTTCTGATCCTACTGCTGATCCATTACTCATGGCTGTCTCCTATGCTGGCATCATTTTGGTAGGGTCTATCTCTGGACCTTGTTTAGTAGTCCCAGTGCGTTCTTCACGTACCCTATCCATCATTGAGTATAATTGTTTTGCTCCCGCATCGGAATTGCCATTACCTAAATGACTAACGACATCCGCAGGGATTACAAATTCACCATCGCTTAATGCGGCTGGCTGTGTTCCATCTATTGTTGCAGGAATAAGGTCAGCCATACCGTCCGTAGGCCCACCTAAATAATATCCTTGAGTCATGCCGCCCTGTGCATATTCAGTTATGCCTAGCATAGCAGCCATATCATCTTTAGAAAACTGGGGGTTAGCCGCTAAAAACGCTTCTGCGGCAGCGACATCATCTTTAGTTACTTTTTTAGTAGCTCCCACAAAACCAAGGTCTTTAAGAAATTCATACAAAGCTGCATCATCGGCAGGGGTAGGAGCAGTGTAGTTAGCAACAGCTTGTAAATCGTTTGCTGTAACACCTAAAGCACTAGCTATATCTCCCATATCAAATCCAGAGCTTGCAAAACCAGCTATATCAGCTTTAGTAATGTCCTTTTGAGTACCAAAGCCTTGATCTAAAAGGTATTGTTGCAATGCTGTAGGTCCAGTGCCCGGTGCTTTTGTTACAGTTGTAGTAGCTTGAGTAGGTTCAAAGTTATAAATTTGGTTTAAAACGTCTTCACTAGTACCTAAAGCACCAGCTATATCGTCTAACGAAAAAGCTTCTTGTCCTTTAAAAGCCGCTACATCATCTTTAGTTATTGACTTAGGCGAAGTGCCATACCCAAGTGAACTTAAGTAATCTTTTAAAGGGTCTGCTACAACTTCAGTAGTATATATAGTTTCAGTTGTAGGTGTTGTAGTAACAGTGCTTGATTCTGTAGCCGCACTTTCTCCACCCCCACCTCCACCAAAAATTGACGAGAAAGAGTTAAAAAGATTAGATAAAGTATCTGCGTCATAGAAGGGCGATCTTTGCTGAGTTTGGTCTACAATACCTAGTCCAGCTCCAACAGGATCAGCGGAAACAACAGACGCTATACCAGATTGACCTACAGAGGGTTGCCCAACAGAACCACCAAACTGCGGTAGTAAGTCTCTTTCGTACGTATACTTTGGTATTTGTATTTCACTAGACGTTAGAGATTCGCCACCAAGTGCAGTGCCTGTAGGTACAAACTCTCCTTGTGTGAAATAACTTCTACCGTACTCTCCCGGTCTTCTAGTCACCATATCTACCGCATCTTGTTTAGCCACTTCGCCACCCTCTTCGTATACGTATAAACCTTTTTCTAGCTCTTCTTCATCATCTGTAGCTGCAAAAAGTTGATCCAAACCGTCATCAAAATCATAGAGATAATCAATATCAACTAAATCACCCGGTTCTTCTCTGATACCTCTAAAACTTTGAGGTAAAAACAAACCAGCATTTCCTCCACCTCTATTGCTACTACTGCTGTCACCTTTAACATCTTCAAGAGTTTTTATTTCGTTGCTTCTAATTTCTCCTTTGGTCATGTAGTCATCTGGGCCTAGAGAACCTTCTACATTTAAAGCACTAACGCCGTCTGTGGTAGATATAGCTCCTAGCCCACCTTTAATGGCATCACTAATATTTACTTGCCCTTCTACTTGAGGTGCAACTGAACCTGCCATATCCCGTACAGCTACAGTACCTTTCAGTGCGTCTGTCGTTGTGTCTGTACGTCCTAAACCTTTAGGATCAACATTTACATTTTTATTGTCACCACCTACAACTACATCAGCTTGTCTTTTTGTAGGAGTATCTGTAGTTTTTACTTTACTACTATCCAGAGTATTGTCACCACCAGCAGGAGCACCGCTTTTATTGTCACCACCTACAACTACATCAGTGCCTTCATTGTCTTTATCTGCATCAGAAGTAGCAGCCAACGTGCCCGCCGCTACTTCCTGTAATCCTCCACCTATTAACTCTCCCACTGCACCACCTATCTCACCTATAGTAGGAACGTCTGCGGTGGCTACACTGTCACCCCCCAATACTTTATTTATGGTATTATCAAGAGTTTTTGATCCTGTACTGGTTACAACAGTTGTATCTTTTGTAGGTCCAGCCTTGCCTATAGGTATTAGTTCGTTTGGGCCTTGTGGATTAAAAGTTCCTGTAATAGTCCCCGGCGTTACTTTTACTTGGTTCCATGTCCCTGCTCCTGCTAATTGAGGTAAAACATTAGCAATTCCCCCTATTCCAGTAGCTGCTGCCGCAGCCGCTGCTTGAGCTAATCCATCTGGGTCACCACCTGCGGCTATAAAAGCACTTCTAGCTTTTTGTAAATCCTTTTGTAATTCTGTTTGTTTTTCATAATGTTGGTCAGTCCATTGGTCAAATTTAGGATCAGTTAAATCGAATGGACGGACTTTTTGGTTATGCGCTACTAATCTTTCTCCCGCTGCTATCCAATCTTCTTTTAACGAATCGTAAGTGTTAGGGTCAAAAGCAGTGGAAAAAAGCCCTAGGTTAGAGCCTGTAAACCCTGCGTAACTAGGCATGGCACCCATAATACCCATAGACCCTAAATCTACTAACCCTGCATCAACCAACGCATCCAGTGCATCCCTGTTGGCATTTAAATCTACACCTAAGTTACCTAAGTCTCTGGGTTGTTGTGCAAAAATTTGTCCTGCAATGTTTCCATAATCTATGTTAGGTAGATTACCTCCCGAAATGAAATTACTACCCGCGCCAAACTCTATACCGCCTTTTTGATTTTTAAGCCGTTCTATTTCTTCGTCTGTTAGTATGGGATCGCTACTAGACATATCTACCTACGGTAAAGTTTCTGGGAGTGCTGAAATCAAAAATGCACTCACAATCGCTGATGGCACTACAGGTCTTGGGCTTGAAGCGGCCTGATGGTTAAGGCTTACGTCTGTATCACTAGTTGCCCACATAATCTCTATGTATTGCCCTGCTTGCACATCAATCGTAAAGTTATAGTTAATTGCATCTATACTGCCTGACCCAGACAACACATGCTGTTTGGCAGTATTAGTAACATCCGTACCACTTCTTTTTACCCAAACGTCAACTGTTTTAGCAGCGGCTGAACTACTGGTTAACTGAGCCGACACTTCAAAATTGTAAACCCCTGAATAGGTTGGGGTTATTCGGGTGTTAGACGCTACGCTCATGGCTTCGCCAAGATACGTGTTTTCAAACTGTATGGCGTATGCAGTGCCCGTAGACCCTGCATTTTGATCGACTGTGGAGAAGAACTTACCATTTGGGGTACTAATAAAACGACCCCCGTAATCTCCAGACAACAAGTTTACAGTATTTGTTAGGCCATTGAAAAACAAACGTAAAATGTTGTTTAAGTCATCTAGGTAAGTACTTAGAGAGGTTTCCCTTGGAGCAACAGGAAGAGCTGGGTTAGTAACCTGATTTATAAGGTCGTTAGCCACTAGCCCCTCCTACCGTCAGGACGCATCTGCAAACGCGGTACGCCTAGCTTCCAAGTAACCCCAGCCGCCGTAGACTCTAGCTTAAACGACATTTGCCTACCCCGTACCCGCGTATCCACTATGCCAGTAAAAGCCTCTATCGGTGTTGTGGCTGTACGGGTAACAGCCGCACTGTCGTTACCCCCTACTGAAGCAGGGCTATAGTAACCAGACCCGGAATCCTGTAACGGTAGTAAACTAACCGTGGCACTGGGAGAACCTGCGGTAGAACCTTCAAAGGTCAAGTCAGGTAACATCTTGTTTATTAACATAAATCTGTCACCGTCATCCAAATCAAACTGGGAAGAGGTAATACTAGCTGTTATGGCTGCTGGAGTACCTGTTTCGTTATCATCCACGCCTTTCTCTTGATTGATTAATTTGCCATCAAACGTAGCAGCTATTGGGAAATCCCGTAAGTCAGAGTCCATCCACGCTGAACGTGCTAACGTGCCATAATACCAGATGTTTTCCACATAGTTATACACAACATAGCGGTCATTACGAGTCACCCCAGAGGAACAGTAAAACCACCATATCTCATCAAACTCTTCGTTTGACCCACAAATAACCTGTTGAGCTTGGTCACTGTTAAAATCATCAAATACATAACTGCGTACCGAACAAGGTAGTGTCTTTACTGTACCATCATAATAGTAAAACTTGCTTGTACCCATCCAGTAGGCAATATTGTTAGAGTAAACGGCTGCATTGGGACTAGCTATGGTGATGTTAGACCCCAATAGCGTTGCACCCCATACTAAGGGAGCACCTAGATACTGTAGGCCGTACATAGCCGAATCAGTCCACACCAATACTTCTTGACGTGCCTGTATAGCTTGTACTATTTCTGTACCTTCAGAAAGACTAAGGCTTCCTGCTTGATTAGTAGCGGTGGGGTTCCAGTCAGCAATATCTTCTTGGTCAGACCACCGTAAAAGCATAGGGTCTAAAGCTGAACTACCTACGGCATTTACACCAAAACAAAAAGCAAATCTAAATATGTCTGATACAAAAGCAATATTAGCTACAGTAGGTACTTGCGCCGCACCTCCTAAAGAACTTACTAACACTCCTCTTGTGGTAACGCCACTGCTTGCATCCCAGTAGTACAAAGCACCGTTTCTATGTACAAAAAACAGGTCTTCTCCAAAATTTGATTGACTCCAAAGGCGCATTCCCGCAAGGGTAGTACCACCATTACCCCAAGTGCTTTGACCCCATGTACCTGCACCCCATCCAGAAAACGGAACTTCTATTTCGTTTCCGGTATTAATTTGATAAGTACCTACAGTACTAGAGCCTCCATTACCTGAGTCTCCCGCAGAAGCAGTAACTGTACTACCAGAGGTATCTTTAGCTTCTATGGTATAGGAATTGTCATTTACTTTAGTTGCTATCTGATACTCTTGGTTCAGAACAGCAGCCGTAATATTTCCGCCCAGAGAAGCAGCACCGCTAAAAGTAACAAAATCGTTAACAATCGCTCCATGTGCAGTATCCGTAACAGTAATAGTCGCATCGCCGTTTACAGCCGCAAAAGTAACATCTCCCGCTGCTGTAGTAGCTCTAATAGGGGTAATGTCGTTATAAGCACCGCCTTTCTCAATATAGTATTTGAGGTTAGTACCTACAGAAACAAGATTCTGAAGACTCAAAGTAGCCCAGTTATGTAGAGAACGTGCTACTCCTAGATAAGTATTAGCAGACAATCGCTCCCAACCACCTATCTTTTGAGGCAATCCCCTTCTAAACCGCACCTTTTCAGTTTCGTACCAAGAACCTTCAGCCGCATAACGAGTGTTTTCTCGGTCTACTCCTGATTTAAACTGTATTTTCTTGTAAGGCATTACTCTACATACTCGCCTGTTTTAATTAAGTCAGTAAGTTCTAACGCTCTACCACCTACTTGTTTAGCCCAACGTGAGTCTAGGAACTCGGTAGCAGCTACCTTATAGTCTCCTTCTTCCATAGCAGCCAGAGCACGTTTAAAACCTCTCAATCTTGTTGCTCCAAGATTAAAGCTAATATCAATCATTGCATCTTTTCGTACATCATCCAGTGCATTGAACCACGAGTACTCTTCTGCTAACTCCTTGATAACACGTTCAATATCGTTCTCAAGCAAGTATTCTACTTCATCCTCAGACAGCCCCATGCCGCCCCGTTGGTCAATGTTTCTACCTACTCCAACAGTAATCTTTCCTTCAGAACACTCATAAGCATGAGTTTCGACACCTTCATGGCGCTTTAACATTTCAATTAACTTCTTCATCTTATTTTTTTGCATTAGACCCGCCATAGAAGAAAGCCGCGCAAGTACCCAATATTCCTGATAATTGCCCCAATACCAACGAGATAATAGTCTCGTCATTAGAGTCGTGTGGCATAAGTGTAACCGTCATTACATACGCACCGTAAAGTAGGAGAGCTAGTATAGAAAAGGCTTTGGGAGTTATATCGGAACCAAAAGTTTCCCGTGCTGATTTCCTGTCCTCTACTTCAGTCTTAAACGACTCCAGATCAATTTCCATTTCTCGGATACGGTCTTTAAAATCATTATCTGCTTCCTTGAGAAGCACCGCTTTCTCTGGCTCTCGCTCGATAATGTCCTCTATCTCATTAGCCGTAGCATCTGGTACACCTAGCTTTTGTGCGGCCATCTTGACAGCCATACCCGCCATTGGCCCACCTGCTGCACTGGCTATAGTAGGGGCAAGAGACTTGAGTAATCCACCTAATTTCATTGCAATAATAAATACACTTTTATAAGTGCCTCTAGTTCGTTAATTACTTTCCCGTGGAGTCTTCCTCCACGATTTCGTCAATCGTATCACAAACGTCTGGGATTCGGATGCCTGTCGTAACCTCAGTAG